ACAGTCAAAGAAGTGTTGTAGTCAACGAAAGCTGCAGACTGAGTTTCATAAGAAGTCAGATCACCTGCACCCCACAAGCTCTGAAAACTTATAGCCCTAGACTCGCCAGACAAATTACCTAACATTACTTACCGCTTCTCTCCCACGCCAAACCAAACAACAACAAACCAACACCAGCCACAAGCACACCTGCAGGGACAAAGATAAGGCCTGCACCAACAGCAATAACTGTGATGCCTAAAGCCTGCAAAATCGTAGGTAACAAACTCATCCTTAGAACACGTAAAACTCTGGAACAATATCCGATTCTAGTTTACTAGTGGCTCGGTCATAGGCGATAACGAAAGCAACAGCAGCGTCAATCTTGCGTGGACTGTTACGACTCTCCTTGACTATGCGAGCACCCATGTTATCTATCTTCAAAACACAGTTATCCAAATGCCTAGCCAGCAACGGATCACCCGAATGAGTCAAAGTCGCTTCAGTCACAGAATCAAACACTTTTTGGCAAGCAGGAATCATACGCCTAGCACTTGTGGAGTTGTATTCCACCACAGGCAAACCCAAATCCTGTAACACAGCCATAGTTCGTTGCCAACGGAAAGGGTCAAACGCAATCTCACGCAAGTTACGATGCTTCTGAGCAAAATCAATCAACGTCTGCTCCACTTCGAGAGTGTCAACACGCCAATCATCCAAGTCATCAGGTTGCTTCTCCCACGCCTGCACCAACCAAACATGGGGTTTATCTTCATGAGTCTTAGGCACACTTACAGCAACAATGGCTGTCGTGTCACCACTAAACGAACCGTCAACACCCAACACAACTTCAACATCATCAGGAATCGGGATGTCTTCCTGCAACGAATCCCACACGCCTGCAGGCAACCAAGTGTTCTGCGAACTTACCCACTGATTGCAACGCTTAGTTCTAAACTCTGCTTCAGGAGTACGCTTCACCATAGATTCAAAATCGGCTTTAGAGTTCAAATCACCGTAGCCAGGATTAGCTGCAATCCAAGTTTCTTCTAATCTATGATCTGCATCTGCAGGTGCTTCCCACCAAGCCATGTAAAACGAAGGGTCATCAACTTCACCCCTAGCAACTTTCTGGCCATACTGATACAGCTGATAAGCAGTAGAGTCTTGACCTGTAGAGTCTGACTTCACTCCACAAGTAGTAGTTGCAATCATCATGGGTTGCCTTCTGGAAGCCATAGACAGTTGCATAACATCCCACATCGCCCTATCCTTCAGAGCGGCAGCTTCATCGAAAATCACGGCACTGGCGTTCAAACCTTCCTTGGAATATGCTTCTGCAGAAAGCACACGCCAAATGCTCCCTGTACCTGGCACTTCAATAACATCCCTGTAAATGTTGCACATACCAGCAAGCTCAGGTTCACGCTCAATAATCTTGCGAGCATCCCCAAAGGTAATACGTGCCTGCTCCTTCTCAGCTGCACAAGAATAAACTTCGCCACCTTCATCACCATTGATAAGAAACCAAAGTCCTAACCCTGTGACTAAAGCAGACTTGCCATTCTTTCTACCCATTGACCAGACAGCAGTACGCTTCTTGAACAAACCCTGCTCATCAACTTCAAGTGTTTCTTCCAGCAAGCGTTCCTGCCAAGGCCTTAGTTTTATAGACTGACCTGCACCACCAGCAATAGAGTCCTTAGTCAAAGTGACAAACGTATTGATAAAGTCAACAGCATCAGCACCCCTAGATCCATACTGCAAATCGGTAGGCGTAACCCAAGCAGGCGGCCAACTACTTTGAGTCAATTACGATAACCTGTTCACGCTCTTGCTGACGTTTACGCAACTGCTCCATCTTCGACTCAGCCTTTATCTCAGCCAAGCCCAACTTAGAACGAGCATCAACAGTCAAACCCAACAAGCCCAAGTTCTTCACAACAGCAGTTTCCAAATCAAGCAGCTGACGGTGAACATGAAAGTCATCAGGCTTCTCAACGAACATACGCTCCAACACAACCTGCCGATCTAACTGCTTACAAGTCAGCAACAAAAGTTCAACATCCGTCTGCGGACTAATCCAAGTTTGACCAACACCAAACACACGATTCCAAAGCAACATGCCAGCCCAGTCCAACGGTTGATGCGGTTCAACCTTCCCAGCATGTAAAGAAATCGTTGAATCAGAACTAGGCAAAGCTCTCTTGCCAGGGTTGCCCAAAGCACGTTTCACTTCAAGGGGTTTAGCAGGATTAGCCATGCCACAAGACTAACAAGAAAACCAACCAACTGCGACTATGCACGAAAAGATAAGGTGCGGGGTGTAGAAGTAAAACAAAAAAACAAAAATTACCCCCCTAGGTCAATTTCTAAAAGTGTCTTCGTGTTTGTGTATTAGTGTTCAGGCGTTGAACGTCAGGCTAGTGGCTTGTTGCCACGCTTAGAGTTGCACACTGAGTGAGCAGGAGCTAGGGGACTGTTCGGGTCACCTGCGTTTATGTGATCTGCAGTGATGTCTTTACGGTTGGTGAAGGGTTGCTTGCAGAGATGGCAGTGCGTTGCTGTGGCTCTAAGGTATGCCCTAGCCTTCCTGTATGCAGTGGAGTTGTAAAGAGTACGCCCTTGTTTTCTGATTGATTGTCTTAGTTTCTCTCGCTCATCTATCGTTGCTTGATGAACACTGCAGTATGAACCACCTGTTGTTAGTGTGTTGCAGGTTAGGCATGGCTTAGGGAATCTACTCATCATTCATCCATCGGGTCGTTGTATTGGTCGTACAGGGCTTGGAAACCTAGTGCCACAGTGTTATCGCCTTGCACCTGCATAACGGTTGTATCAGGCGTTGAAGGCTTCTCTGAGTGCTTGTGTGTTCTACGCCATGATTTGACTAAAGCAATAGCATCTCTGTCATCTGTTTCGAACTCTGCTCCACAGCTGCACACTTCTCTAATCATTCTATGACTCTAACAAACCTAATCTGAGATTTGCTGAAGTCGCTTAGGGGCTGAATAACTGTCGTTTTATACATGGCGTTAGCGTTGATTATCAGGTTGTTGCCTAGATAGATCGCTGAGTGATAGAAGTTTGTGCTGCCTTTGTAAGCGAACACTACGACATCGCCTACTCTAGGCTTGCTGACTCTAGTGCCTGAGTGTGCCTGCTTGTTTGCTGAGTGCTCCAGGATGACACCTAAACGCTTGTATGTGTATCTAACCATACCTGAGCAGTCCCAGCCAGAGATAGTTGAACCTGAGAAAACATAGGCAGTCTTATGCACCCTGGTAGTTAGATAAGTCACTACACGCTTTAGTTTGTCACGCTTCGCCTGTTGCCTAATCTCTTTAGCGTTCAGTATCGCTACAGTCTTTAGATCAGGTTTGACTGCTTGAACTTGAATAGATACAGGTTTGACTTCGGCTTGAGCGTTACTTGTATTTAGCGTTAGAACTAATGCGGCGATTGCTAACAGTTTTACAGTCATCGGGCATCCTTACCCCATCCGCCACCAACGAAGCGAATAGTTTGTAACCCAAACAGTCTAACCATTGGCTTGTCACACTTAGGGCATGAAGGTGCGACGTGAACTTGATTGAGCTCAAAGACCATAACTTCTATTTCGTTACAGTCAACGCATTGATACTTATATGCAGGCATTGTTTGTCCTTTCTCTGCGTGGAGCTGTAGGGAGTCGAACCCTAGTCCAATCTGCTTCCACTTGTGGCTTTACAGACTGTCGAAAACCATTCCAGCCCCTATAACTTATGCACTGTCCCAGTGTAATCTGTTTCACGCTCTAACACGAAACAAACAAGACCAGGAGTGCTATCTTCACCACTGTTCAAACGCCACCAGTTAGAGCCGTTATCTAAGGTTGCAGCTTGAACCCAAAAGCGTGATGTTCCCCTGCTCGTAGATCCTAATTCCTGCACTCTTAGATGATGGAAGTGACCAGACACTAGGACTGTTGCTGCAGTAACGCTCTGATTACCAAATGACTGTTTACGCCACCAGTCAGGGATGC